GGGTCATAGATCTGTGCAGGATTAAGAGCCATACGGTCTCGCATCGCCAACGTCAGCGGTCAGTAAGACCTTACCCATTTGGTAGTTGCCGCCAGCAACGTCAGAGGTAAACCGCAGTCGTAGTTCCCTGCGCTGCTCACGCATATCAATCTTTCCCGTGCTTGGCCCGAAAACAAATGGGTCAGACTCCTTGTCTGGGCCTTGCGCGAAGGCTGGGCCAGTAACCGTTAAAACCATGTCGCCAGATTGAACAAAATCAGGCTCAACACGGTCTAAGCGTAACCACCTGTTCAAACCTTCAGCCGCTATTTGAGAAGGCCCGCCAGACACCCAGCCAAGGTCATTGGTCTCAAAGTAGCTAAGGATTGCCATCACGTTCTGACCATTGATCTGATCAGTTCCGATCTCGTGCTGATATATCTCAACAAGGTCAGGGGGGATTGAAAAGGTCAGAGAGGCCGCGCCCGTACCCGTAGCAGCCGCTGACATTTGGATTGCTTGGGCGTAAATGGCCGACACAGGAATTGAGAACCCAGCCCCCGTGCCACCCAAGCTGGCCGCTGTGGCGCTTAGTACGTCTCCCACAAGGTAGGCCGCTCCACGGGCCGTGATGGTCACGGTGGTCACAGCAGTACCAGAAACGCCTATGGTGGCCTTAGCGCCCAATCCTGCGCCTCCTGTAAGGGTCACGTTGGCATAGGAGCCGTTGACGTAGCCTGCGCCTGCTGTAATTGCTCCCAACGTCTTGATGTTGCTGGAGGTGATGGCCACTACAGTCGTGTTTGTGGGGATGTTGGAGCCAGAGATAACCTGATTCAAAGCCACCTGAGTGTTGTAGGTGTCGCTAAACAGAAAAACGCTGCCAGACACCTCGTTAAAAGTAGCCGTGAAAACGGTCTCGGCGGTGCTGGCGTGCCAGTCTGCGGCTATTGGGAAAGCAAACACTTGCGAGAAGTACCCAGCAGAGCGCTGCGCACCACTTGCCTCACCCGCGTCATACCAAGTATTTTCTCGCACGTTGTAGATGATGGCGTCGGTGCATTCGGTTGCATCACCTTTGGGGTAGAACCACCAGATTTCGCCAAACCTTGGCACCTTTGTAACCCAAACCTTCTGACGCTGGTCATAGTTCAGGTTGTCAAAGAAGTAGTTCTGATTCATCGCGTTAGGAATCTCTTTGACTACACCGTTGTACAACAAGAAGCGGTCAACGCCACACCAGTAGTACACGCCGTCGTACTCAATGGCCGACTGCGAAGAAAGAATTGAGGACTGGCTGCTGATGATGTCGTAGCGCCAGTATTGAGGAGGCGTTCCTGTGCCACCAATGAAAGACACACGGATAAGACTGTCAAGGCTCCAAAACAGGCCAGAAGGCGCGTTTGAGCCGCCCCTGACGGGTAGCCCTTGGACAATCTTTCCAGAGGCCACATTGACCGCGTTGGCGTCCGCAGAGACCCAGTCATTGGTATTTCCTGCCGAGCAGTTCTGGATCAGGCCGTTGTTGCCGTACACGAACAAGTACGGGTGCAGCGACACAACCCCGCCAGACACCGAGATGTTGTTGTTGAAGGTCAGCGTCACAGTACCAGAAGCCGTGGCAGTGTTGGAGATCACCAGCGTAGTCGTGGAGATGGACACCACCGTGGTGTTGGCGGGTATGCCCGTGCCAGTCACAGTTTGACCAGCGCCGATCAAGGTGTTTGACGCTGCCAAAGTCACCGTAGCGCTTAAATTTGTTGTTGTGCCAGAGGCGGTAAACACGCCAATTTGGCTCATGGTCAATGCAGTGATGTCGCCAATCAGCACTGGGGTGTTGTTGTCGTTTCCGATGGAGGCAAGGTTCTGTCCCGGATGCGCAACCAAAGACTGCAAGCCTGTTCCCGATACGTCATAAAAGCCATCAAACTGCCACAGGTTCAAATTAGACTGCGTAAAGTTGGACAAGGTAAAGTTACCCACGCCAGCACCTACGCCGTTGTTGTCAATGGTCAGAACTTGCAAGCCGTTGTTGTAGCCGCTGAAGATGGATGTAAAAGCGTTCTGAGCGTTTACCCAGATCCCGCGTGAGGGGCCAGTAAGCTGATCAGAAATTACCCTGTACCCGCCAATCTTGCGAGGACGATTGCGTTGAAACCTTACCCATAAACCATCGGTGTAAAAAGTCTTGTCGAAGACGGTTCCATCCCGCTGGATGCCCGGTTTTGTGTCAAGGGTAAAGACTTTTGCAACCATTAAAACGTGCCCCCTTGCACTCCGCCAGTGAAGTTGCCCGTGCCCGGTATGTTCAGTCCTGTAGCCGTTAACCCAAAAAGTTTGACGCCCAATATTGCAATACCAAACTCACCCGATCCGGGGCGGTAGATACCTGTTGACGTTTCCGTTGCAAAGTTCAGCGATGGAGCGCCCACCGTGCCGTCTACCAAGGACACGTTCACCGCACCAGCAGCAATCGTAGAGGCGTTGAGCAAGTTGACCGAGTCGCACAACAAGATCACCTGCTGGCTTGCGGGGACGGTGGCCGTAGCGCCGCCTCCGCTCGTGGTGAAGGTGATCTGGTATCCCGGCCCACCACCGTTGGTCTGGTTGGTGATGTAGTACACCTGAATTGTTTGTGGCAACACTATAGTGACGTTGCCAGTCAGGGTTCCTGTGTACTTCTGGATTGTGTTTGCGGCCTCTGAAGCGGTCAGGGTGTAGCTTCCAGTCACCACAGCCTTGGTGAGTTGGGTAAAGTTGAACTCAGTGCTACGACCCAAGCCAACCGTGAAGAAGGCCGATCCAGAGCAGCAGATTACGCAAGAGTCGGCAGGCTGCAAAGCAATTGTTGACGCGCCGTTGATTAGGATGCCGCCAGCAGGGGCGATGGTCAAAGTACCAGTGCCGCCATTGCGCACCATCATGTACCAATCATTTCCTAGCGTAACGGCAGAGGTCAGGGTCAGCGTTCCAGAGCCTCCCGTCCAAACGTAGGTGGATGCGCGGTCAGTGTCAAGTGCTGTGTAACCAGACGCAAAGGTGTTGACCTCGTTTGCCGCGTTCAACGTGTTGGAAATGGCCTTGAGACCAAAGCCAGCAAGGGTTGCGGCATCGACGTTTGACGTACCAACACCAAAGGCTATGAGACCCCATGTGCCCGCCGTATTGGCGTTGGTGGTGAGGTAGATGTATTTGGCCTCACCGGGAGCGATTGTGACGATTGTGCCGCCAACGTAAGTTCTGACGGTGAAGGTGTAGGAGCCGATGTTGCGAAACAGCGCATCAATGCCAACAGACGCCTGATTTGCAGGCGGCATATCCAAAGTGAAAGAGTCCAGCGTAAACGTCAGGCCAGTCGTTGTGCCAGCCGTGGTTGCAACCGCAGCGCCACCCAAGGTGGCCGACAGCGTGAAGGTCGTCGTGCCGTTGGTGACAATGATGTAGTAGGTGTTGCCAGTGGTAATGCCGCCTGAAGTGCCCGTGGAAACTCCAGTTACAACGACTGCTTGACCAACAAACAAACTTGGGGTGGCTGTACAGGAACACTGGCCTGCTGTGCCCGTGACGGTGACGCCTGCCAACACAAGACCGCTAGACAATGACGATACATCCATCACCCTAGCCGCTGCATTGTCTGTAACGCTGCCGTTAATAGGCCATGTCAATACCGAGTCAGCAGAAAGAACAATGCTCCGATATGAAACATCGGTAGGCTGGATAACTTGGCCTGTGAACGGACTTGTAAAGCTCATTATGAATCCCTCGCAATCGCCTGCCTATCAGCCAAGCGGTTTACATTTTCGTTTTGCAACAAAGAAATGATCTTGTCGTACTGGCCCTGCCACATCGGAATGCGCTCGTCATTCTTTAAGAAAGGCATTGCCTGCAACAAAGATCCGTACAGCAACGCTTGAGGCGCATACTGGGTGAACCAATTGGACTGGTTGGACGAGTCAAGGGGCTGGTTGCGCTCGTAGTACAAGACCTCGTAGTTGTACGCCGCCGCAGGAGTAGGGGCTACCAGCCAATGCTCGTAGTCGTAGTCGCAGAAGTACAGTGGAACGTCCGTTGAACTTGCGTTGGGCCAATACGAGCGAAGGTACTCGTAGGTGCGAAGGAGGACGGGCTGGCGCTTTCCAGAAACAGTCACGTTCATGGACACAGTCTTGCGCCAACGAGCGGGCTTGGCAATTGTGGTCTCACTTAGAACCATCGTGCTTTGAACCACCACCAAATTGCCGAGGAACTTGATCTCGGAGGCGATAATCTGCTCCGCCAGCATGATGAACTGGGGAATTTTTGCAATAGTGGCGGCGTCCGTCCGCTCCAAGTAGGACTGAACGTCTTCTACAAGGGAGTCATACGTCATTACCGAAGCGGTGGTCATACGTTCCTCTCAATTTTTACGCCAGCATTGAAGAAGCTGCCGTCTGCACATGGGCAACACGACTTAACCAGCCTTTTAGAAATTTTTGCTGGGTGGGGTTCTTCTCAGCTAGGCTATTGTAGAACGCTTCTTTCTGCTGGGCAAACTTTTGCAGGACATCTGTTGGGGTAGCCTTGGCTACCAAAGCCATCGTGCCGGGGCCGATAGCGCCATCAGGTGTAGCTCCCACGGATTGCTGGAGGAACTTGGCGGCTCTGGCGGGGCCAGCATTCACTGCAAAGTCAAAGACGGCGTAATCCACCCCTTGCGGAAGGTCATCGCCGCGCACCTTGTCCCAGTACATCTTTTTGTAGAACGGCTTTACGTCAGAGCGGGTCAAGGCTTTTATCTCACCCGGTTTAATTGGCCTATTTAGATAGGCACCCCAAGCGCCAATGGTGACGCCAAGGTTAGTTTCACCTCCAGAATCATCCTTGTCCCAGACATACCCACCCTCGGACTGAATAATCCGGTCAAAGGAGATATCAAAATTTGAGTTCATTTGGCCTCATCCGTTTCACCGTGAGGAAGTTTTACACCAGCCAACAGTCCGATAAAGCCGCCGACAATGGTTTGGAATGCAGGGCTAATCAGTTTGAAGATTTCTGCGTTGTCCACAAGGGGGTCAAACAAACCCGCCATCAGCACAGCCACCATACCGATGATGACCACGCAAAGGGTAAAGCTGACCATCAGGGTTACAAAGAACGTAAGTTTGGCTTTCATTT